AGTCAGTTCTGTATTGGTATGTGGTCTGGTTTAGATCTAACAGTAGATCCATATGCAAACGCAACAAGCGGTAGTGTAAGAATTATTGCATTACAGGATGTTGACTTTGCTGTTAAGCAACCAGGTGCATTCTGTTTCGGAACATAATATGAAGGTCAAATTGCTACGAGCAACAATGATAGCTGGAGTCCCTACGGACTCTGGTTCTATTGTTGATATTAACGACCAAAGTGGGGAGTATTTAGTAGCTATTGGAAAAGCTGAATTAGTTGTTGAGACTTGTGAAGCACCTACTGCTAGTACAGAACCAGTTGTCGAGCAAGAGCCTACCGAGAGTGAAGAAGTTGATTTTTCTGAAATGACAAAATCACAAATTGAAACTTATGGTCGTAAGCTTGGAATTGAACTCGATAGAAGACAAAACAAAACTGAACTAATTGCAAAATTAGAAGAGTTTATTTCTACTCAGGAGGAATCTTAAAATGTCTGTTATTCAACAGAACTTAGAAAAACTTACTGTTGTTGCTGGTGTTGCTACTGCTGCTGTAACAAGCACAGCTACATCAAGTGCAATAGATCTTCTCGAATATGATGGAGATGTAATGTTAATTTTGGATAGTGCTGCTGGTGGCGGTTCTTCTCCAACATTAGATATTAAAATTACTGAATCTGATAGTTCAAGTGGTACATATACAGATTTATCTGGTGCTACTTTTACACAGGTAACAGGATCTGCTTCAATGCAAACACTTGCAATCAACAAAGACGAAAGCAAGCGTTTTATTAAGATTGTTCAGACAATTGGTGGATCATCCCCAACATTTACTTTTAGCATCAACTTAGTTGGTCTTAAAAAGTACGGATAAAAATATAGCCCTCTTAGTGAGGGCTTTTTCCTATGGCATTTACTGAAGACTTAGATACATATTTTGCCGACTTTTCAGATACTGTTGTATATAGTGGCACTACTTATAAAGGTATATTAGACGAACCTGATGAAATGATTGCAGATGGAATTGTTCTAGCAACAGATTATCAACTTACGGCTAAAACTACTGATTTAGGTGCTGTGTTATTTGATGCAACAATAGCTGTAAACTCAGTAAATTACAAAGTTAGAAGTGTAAAAAAAATAGATGATGGTAGTTTATGTGTAGTTTCCTTAACTAAGGTTTGATATGGCTAGTAAAAGAGAGCAAATTTTAGCTGCTTTAAAAACAAGTCTTACAAATACAACAGGAGTAGGAACTCGCATATATAGATCTCGTGTAGCAGCGGTAACAAGAGCAGAATCCCCTGCTATTGTTATTGAGCCTGTCACAGATGAACCTACTGTTAATAGCTCTACCTATCTAAAAATAGATTGGTTGTTAAGAGTAAGAGTTGTAGTAATTGTTAGAGGAGAAATACCTGAGAACATTGCTGATGCAACTATAGAGAGTCTTCATACAAAAATATTAAATGATCCAACAATAGGTGGTCTTGCTAAAGATATAAAACCTGCAACTCAGACTTTTGAAGTTTTAGATGCAGATCAACCTGCTGGTGTTATAACTTGTGAGTATGAAATAGAGTATCGAACAGGATATAACAGTTTATCAACATGATTTATAATAGAAATGCAAGCCTAACAACCCTGATTGTTTAATATGAGTAATGAAATCCCAAATGAGGGCGGTACTTACATACTGAACCCAAAAACTGGCAAACGAAAGCTAGTCCAACAAACAAAAAAAGCAGAAATCCCTACAGAGGTAACAACTGATGGCACAACTGACAAGGAAGAGAGTAATTCTAATTGAAGCGGAGAGTTCTTACGGAACTGACCCTACACCAGGAGCAACAGATGTTGTTCTTGTAACTGATCTAACTATTACACCACAATCAAGCGATGTGGTTAACAGAGATGTTGTAAGACCATTCCTTGGATCATCACAACAGCTTTTAGCAAATACTAAAGTTGAATGTACATTCAGCGTTGAATTTTGCGGAAGTGGCTCGGCTGGAACTGCGCCCAGGTACGGAAGTGCGCTTAAAGCTTGTGGTCTTTCAGAAACTATAGCTAGTGGAACTTCTGTTACATACGAACCAATTTCAGCTAATTTTTCATCTGTAACTATCCACTACAACATAGATGGTGTAAGGCATATTGTTACAGGCTGTCGAGGCAATGTTGCATTGTCAACGGAGGTAGGATCAATTCCAACTCTTGATTTTAGTTTTACTGGGATATACAATGCCCCAACTGATACAGCATTACCTTCTGTTACATATGGAAACCAAGCAACTCCATTAATATTTAAAAACGGTAATACAACTAGTTTTCAACTTTTAAGTTTTGCAGGTGCATTACAATCTCTAAGTTTTGATATGGGAAATTCTCTTGCCTATAGAGAATTAGTTGGAGGAACAAAAGAAGTACTTTTAACTGACAGAGCAGCAAGTGGATCAGTAACTATAGAAGCACCAACAATTGCACAGAAAGATTTCTTTGCTGCGGCTTTAACAGATACTACTCTTGGTAATTTACAAGTAACACATGGAACGGCTGCTGGTAATATATGTAAATTTTCAAGCACTAAAGTAGATATAGGAGATATTTCTTATGGAGAAATGGATGGAGTGAATATGTTAGAGATCCCATATACATTAGTTCCAAGCACAGCTAATGACGAGCTAACTTTCCTATACACTTGACTTCCTAGCTAAAGTATAGAAGTATATATATTATTTAGTTTTTTATGGCATTTGTTCGTAAAAAGACCAAGGTATATCCTTGGCCTGTAGAAGTAAAACGTCCTTCTGAGGACATACCAGGCGAATTTGAAAAATTTGAATTTAAGGGAAAATTTGTCAGGCTTACAAGATCAGAACTTGATAAGTTTGAGGAAGAGGATGAATTTTCTGCTCTTGTAAAAATATTAGTTGGTTGGGAAGATGTAAAAGAGGAAGATGGCACTCCAATTCCATTTAGCAAAAGTGTATTAAAAGAATTTGCAGAAGATGTTGATTTTGTAAAAGGTGTATTAGAAGCATTTAGAGGATTTTATGGTAACGCACAAGCAAAAAACTAATTGATGCTGCCAAATACTGGGCTTCGGGTGGCAGACAAACAATAGATAGTACCCAAGAAGATGCAAAAGCTTTTGGGATACAAATCGAGGAGCAACCAGAGATAGATGATGATTATGAAGTAATGGAAGATAATTGGGAAATTGTTATGATGTTTTTAAGAATACAAACACAATGGGATATGTCCTTTGGAGGTGTAGTAGGATTAAAATACGAGGTCTTATTGCTTGCTGGTGGTCTATTTGACCTTTACAATGTAACTAACCGCAAAGAAATGCTAGAGGGCTTACAACTTATGGAATCTGTAGCTCTAAGAGAAGTAAATAAGGAGAAGAAATAGTGGCTGCAAAAAAAATATCGCTTATTAAATTAAAAATTGATCTTGAGGGATTAAAAGATTTTAAGGGATTAACAAAACAACTTACAGATTTAAATAAACAACTTACTCCAACAAAACAAAATTTAAAATCTCTTGCACAGTCAATAAGAGAAGTAAGCAAAGTACAACCAAAAACTATAAGTCAATTTAAACAGAAAGATAAAGTTTTAAAAAGACTTAGAGAAGAAGTTAATGTTAATGGTCGTGCTTTTAAAAGACTTGGTATTGCAATTGAAGCTAATAGAAAAAAATTACAGTCATTTAATGCTACAGGTAAAAAATCAGCAAATATAAATAGACAGATTGCATTTGGTTTTGCAAGTTCAATTGCTGCTCAAGCATTACCTGGATTTACATCACAAGGTGCATTAATAGGAGCGCAGTTTGGAAAGAAAGGTGCAATAAAAGGAGCAGCGATTGGAGCAGCACTTGATTTTACACAATTTGTAAAAGGTGCTACTCAATATTCTGCACAAGTTGGAAGATTAAGAGTTGCACTTGCAGGGGTTACAAAAGATTCAAGAAAATATAATCAAGCATTAACAATTATTAGAAGTGTATCTGATGAATTAAATGTACCAATATTAGAAGCAACAAAACAATTTACACAGTTATCAGCATCTGTTCTTGGATCTGGTGGTACTTTAAAAGATGCAGAAATTGTATTTAGAGGTGTATCAGAAGCTGTAAAAGCTACAGGTGGAGATTCAGAAGATCTCACAAGTGCGATCCGAGCGATGTCGCAGATCTTTGGTAAAGGTAAGGTGTCGGCAGAAGAATTACAGGGCCAACTGGGTGAACGCTTACCAGGAGCCGTGGTTAAATTTGCAAAGGCAAATAATATGGCAATGACCCAATTACAAAAAGACTTGAGAGATGGTGTTGTTGGTCTAGATAAAATTATTAAATTCTCAGAAAAATTATCAGAAGATCATAGAAAAGCTGCTTTAGATATGGCTGCTTCTACTGAGGAATCAGGTCAAAGAATGGTAAACGCATTTAAAGACATGAAGTTTGAAATTGGTATTATATTCCAAGATTTAGGTGGAGAATTTAACGATTTAATTACAGGTTTCTTACGTCAGATAAATAGATTATTACGGATGATAAATCGTATTAATAATGAAAGTAATGCAAGAGTAATAGCGAAAAAGAAAACAAGAGAAAAGTTTGGTGCTGCTAATGAAGCTACTGAAAATCCATTGCAAAATTTACCATTTATAGGTGGATTGTTTCAATCTGATGCAAATAAAAAAGTTGAGGCAGATGCTTTAGATTTTTACAACAAAGAATTTAATAAAGCAATGAATTCTGAAATTCTTGCTGATAATACACGAGGTAAATTTGAAACCTTCGCTAACCCAGAAGCAAAAGCAAAAGCAGCACAGAAATACAAATTAGAACTTGGACTTATAAATCAAATTGAATTTGATAATTTACAAATAGAAAGAGAATCACTAATAGCTTTTGAGGCTTTAGGTGGCAAAGCTAATGAATTTGGGTTAAGTCTTGACGATATAAAAACAAAGCTTAAAGAAGCTAGAAATGATACATTTGATTTTAAAGAGGAATTTAGAAAAGTAGCACAGGCATCTTTAAATTTACAAGATAATCTTGAAGAGTTAGCTGTTACATCTATAAACAAACTTGCAGATGGATTTGCAGAACTTGCTGTGTCAGGAAAGGCTAGTTTTGGAGATTTGGCAAGATCAATATTAGCAGATTTACAAAGAATGATTGTAAAGGCATTATTCTTCAAAACATTGTTTGGACTGTTTCCAGGTTTAGAAACTTTCTTAGGATTTGAAAAAGGTGGTGTTGTTGAGAAAAGTGCTAAAGGTAATGTATTTGCAAGAAATAATGTACAGCCTTTCTATCGAGGGGGAGTTGTTGATAAGCCAAGTATTTTTCCTATGTCAACAGGAGTTGGCCTAATGGCAGAGCGTGGGCCAGAAGCTATCATGCCGCTGAAACGTGGCAGGGATGGAAAACTTGGAGTGCAAGCTAGTGGGGGGATAGGTAATATAGTTGTAAATGTAGATGCTTCTGGTTCTTCTGTTGAAGGTAGCGAACAAGAAGGAAGGGAACTTGGTCGATTAATATCAGTTGCTATACAATCAGAATTAATTAATCAAAAAAGACCAGGAGGTTTATTAGCATAATGCCGACTTTTCCAAATATCGCAGCGAGCTATCCTGTAGAAAAAAAATCTGCTCCAATAACACGCACAGTGGTTTTTGCTGATGGTTATCAACATCGAATTACATTTGGTTTATCACAACATCAAAATCCTAAGATATTTGCATTTGTTTGGAAAAATTTATCAGAAACAGATTCAGATACAATAGAAACTTTCCTTGATGCTCGTGCCAATGATAATGATA